CCTAATTGCAACAGTCGAAGGCGCAGGATCGACAACTCTTAGCGCCCCCGCAGGTTGGACTGAGATCTCGACGTGGGATACAACGACCTCTGGCGGCGGCTCCTCTGTTTCGAAGTTCTGGGCCTATGCCGATGCCGCGCTTAGTCGCACTTTTTCCCGTACAGGTTCCGCTGAAATCTCCGCTGCTATTTGTACTTATTACAACTGTCATCAATCAGACCCAGTCGGGAACGTTAACCTTCGCCAGAACGCGTCTTCAACTACTTCGACTTGGGATGCGCTGACAAGATCTGCGACAAGGGTGATCGTGGTAGCGACGTGCGTCGCTGATGGTGTGCCAACGTTTACGGCCCCGAGCGGCTGGACAGAGCGTAACGACGGGCTTGGTATCACTACGGCTGATCAGGTTTTCAATACCACCGGAGACGCCGCCAGTGCCTCGTTTACGCTTTCCAGTGCCAGCCCTACGGCTATCGGTCTGGTTGAAGTAATCGGAATAGAGAGTGTCACGGAGCACTCCCGTTCGGTTGCAGTTAATACAATTGGAGCAGTCACATCTTCCGCGGTATTCTTCTCAGTTTTTGAACGTTCCGGTCTACTCAACGGATCTGCGTCGATATCCGTCTCCGGCGTGCGTCAGGTATCACGTGCTGTCGATATCGGAGTATCCGGAGATATCGCCAGCGCCGGAACTGTATCAAGCCCTGTCACTACCTTTGAGCGTTCCGCTTCAGTTGGCTGTACCTCTGTTGTTGAATCTTCGGCAACGGGTTTTTCTGTATTAAGCGGCTCGGCCTTGATTGACGCCACCGCGACTGTCGAATCCAGCGGTCAATTCTTTTCAATTCTCAGTTCCTCGTTATCTTTTGATGCGGCAGGGGAGATTTCCAGCACGGCACTCTTCTTCTCTGTTTTTGAACGCAGCACAACAATAGATCTACTCGGGGCGCTGGAGTCTTCTGCTCAGTTTTTTAGTGAGCTATCCGCATCTGTAACAGTGTTAGTTACGGTGGGGATAGAAACAGCGGCAGTTTCTTTTCGTGAAGTTCAGTCTTCAGCTTTACTAAACATCGCAGGTGAAATTGCCAGCGCCGGAGAGATAGATCCGGGAGCTGTAAGCCACGAGCGTTTAGCGTCTCTGGTTGTTGTGGCCGGGATTGAGTCAGACGGAATAGTCTTTTCAGTGATTGAGCGAGCCATTTTATGCGAAGCGCAAGGTGGGATAGCAGTCATAGGACGACGCTCTCTATTCCGATCAGTAAGTTTAGAGGCGTTAGGATTAATCGCAATCTCAGGCGTGACCCCTTCAGTGGAGTTTTACCCTACGCGGTTGGCGAAGGTGGCGAAAGAAGTCCGTAGTCAATCAATCGGGACGGAGTATAGAACTCTCTAAATGGCGGCAACTTATCGTACATCAGTAGCGGGTGGTACATCCTCAGGAACGGGCAATCGTACCGCGACTATTACTCCGGCTGTCGGGGATCTGCTAATCGTTTATTGTTTTGTTGCCGCCAACACGAATGACACGCCTACTTGCTCAGATAGCAACGGTTCTGGAACCTACGATCGCATTGACGTGATGAATGCCTCCATTGCGTCTATAAATTACCGCCTCTCGGTCTTCATCCGCACGGCGTTGATGGCGAATACGACCTCAACCGTGATTACCGTAGCGACGGGCTCAAATACGTCCGGCTGCGTTGTGTCGGTTGCGATTAGTGGTATGTCTCGAGTGGGCGCGGATGCGGTTCGCAGCAAGGGATCGCAGAATAATCAGGCGGCGGGAACCGCTGCGCCAGTCCTCAACCAAAGCGCATTGACCGGAAACCTTACTATCGTCGCGCATGGCAGCGCGGATACGACCACCACGGAGCCGACCGGCTGGACCGAACGACAAGACACAAGCCAGTCGAATGATACAGTTGCGTTAGAAGTCGCTACACGCAATAGTGGATTTACCGGAACCACAATAACCTTTGGAGCAGCTTCGAGCACGGTCTTTTGCTCGCATGCTTTAGAGCTTGATGGGAGCGCGCTCCTTACCGGATCTGCATTAGTTGACGGTGTGGGCGCAGTGGCATCAGCCGCAACTTTCTTTTCTGTGCTCAGCCGGATATCTCTTAATGACGCAGTGGGGCTGATAGCCACGGCGGGACAGCGAAGCTTACTACGTTCAAGCGCGATCGACGCGGTATCCATCATTAACTCTTCAAGTGTTTTCTTCTCCGTTCTGTCGGGTTCTACACTCATAAGCGTAAGCGCGGACATTAGCGCAACCGGAGACTTCTTCTCTGTAGTTTCCGGGAGTTCAGTGGTAAACGGAACTGCGTCAGTCACGGTTTCAGGCGAGTTCTTTTCGATCTTTGCAGGATCAGCATTACTAGAGACCGAGGTTGGGATTCAGACAGCGGCAACTTTCTTCTCGATATTTCAGAGAGCGGGGATTGTTAGTACTGACGCTGCTGTTGAGAGCAGCGGAGAGATTCAGCCTCCCACTGGAGCGCATGAGCGCTCAGTCTTGATTGCCGTTAGTGGAGAGATACAATCCAGTGGATTCACGACTCTTGAACGTTTCAGTCAACTCGAAGGCGCAGGCGTAGTTGCAGCTGCAGCAGAATTCTTCTCAATAGCTCAATCAGCCAGTGATTTTAATATCAACGGGGAGATTCAATCGGCCGGTCAGTGCGAGATTCTTAGAGGTAGTGCGTTAGACGCAGCTAGTAGTATTAGCGTCTCGGGCGGTTTGTTCTTCTCGATTCTCCAGTCATCTGGACTTATCACGGGGCTTGTCACCGTCGAGTCCGGTGGTCTAGTCAGCACGGGAGAACACGAAGGATCTGTTTCTCTTAACGCTGCAAGTGCTATACTCGCCTCAGGAATTGCAGTTTCTGTTGTCCACTTTGCGCCGCGTCAGTCGGTTGTTATTGGTTCCACGTCGAGATCGTTAAGCGTAGGCACGGAAGCTAGAACGCAGACTACCGAGCTGGAGACCCAAACGGGAACAATCTAGATGTTCACTAAAGAACCAACTGAGATTTTAGACTACTCAATTAATTGGCCTGATTGGCTTGGTGATCTGACTATCTCGACCTCAGCGTGGAGTGTCCCGCCAGGTATCACTAAAGACGCAGATAGTAATACCTCAAGTACGACATTGATTCGCCTTTCGGGTGGTATTTGGGGTGAGACTTACGAACTCAGCAATACGATCACCGCCGGAATGCAGACCGAGACGCGCAGTTTCTATATCCGCATCCAGCGCTCAGTTGCGTACTGCTCATCAACCGAAGTGAGACGCCGCGCGCAGGGCGGGGCAGGCGCGGGAGGCTCAGCTACAACTGCGTCGTTGACCCCCGCTGAGCTGGATGCGCTAATTGAGCAGGCGTCGCGTATGTTCGATCTTGAGTGCGGCGTACCTGAAGGTTACTTCAATCCCGTTGAGATTCCTATTGCTACAACGAAAACAATCTACGGTGATGGAGGTAATTACCTGCAACTTCCGCCGTACCTACCGGGAACACTCAGTATCACGGTGCCGAGTGATTACACAACCCCAACCTACGCGGAACAAAACGGCCATCTCGTGCTGACTACTGAAAGCGGTCTGCTACCACCATCTAACCGCTTCTATAACCTCTCTGGGTCGGGCTGGTGGTCAGGAGTGGCTGTTACGGTATCCGCTGTGTGGGGCTGGCGTGAAACTCCACAAGATGTTAAAGCGGCAGTGATTGAGTGGGTGCTGAATCTCTGGCGTGAAACCGACCCCGCTGCGGTCAAGTTAGTCGGACTTGAAGGTCAACCTTTAAGAGAGTCGATTCCGCCCCGTGTAAAGGCCATTGCGCGCAAGTGGCGCGGTAAGGTAGCGGGGCCAGCGTTCGTCTAATGCTACGGTTCACCGCGCAGATTCAAGGCGAAGTCATCATCGACCGCGCCTTCAACCGCGTCGAGCAGGAGATCACCGACTTCCGCAACTTCTGGCCGGGAGTGATCACAACGTTCTATGAAATTGAGAATGAACAGTTTTTAACGGAAGGGGCAAGCGGAGCTTCAGGCAAGTGGGCGCCGCTGAGTCCCGCTTACAAGCTATTCAAGGAACGCGAGTTCCCCGGCAAGACGATTCTCAGGCGAGAGGATGCGTTGTATGAGTCAATGACCGGGCCGGACGCGCTGGACTCGGTTCTCAGGCCGGAGAAAGAGGAGTTGCTAATCGGCTCGGCCGTGCCTTATGCACTCTTTCACCAGAAGTCACGACCAATCATCTCGCTCACTGAGGAGCAGAAGCGTAGGTTTATGAAAAGCATTCAGCAACGGTTAGTCGAGTTCACGCGCAGTACGGGATTTCAGGTTGACGAGAGGGCGGCTTAATCTGTATGGCTGAACAATTTGAGACGGTCACTTTCAATGGCATCGATCTTATTCGCGCAGGGCTGGAAAATATCGACAAAGGCGACGTGGTTAGCTTTAGAGATCGCGCGATGGTGATTCGTAACCGTGAGGATAACTGGAGCTTAGACGAGGGCATTACGGTTATCCTGACACTGACGCAGTATAAGCCTTTTCCTTACGAGAATTGCTAAATGGCATGGACACCGAAATACCACGCAGTCCAAGAGGAGGGTGTAATCAACAACGCCCTCCTTGTTATTGAACGCGACTATAAAGAGGCGCTGGATTACTTTTTCCCCACACAGGCCGCGCTCTCTCCCGACGATCCGCAATACATGGAAGACTTTCAGGAGCGTGCCGTGGGTCAAATCCAGAGACTTGTCTTCCCAACGTTGGCGATAGGTCCAAATCGAAACGCCGGTACTGAATCCGACGCCGCTGACAGGCTCAATCAAGCAGTAAGATTTGATATCTATGTAGGCGTGACTGCCGATTCCGGGCGAGCTGTCTCTATTAAACTCATGCGTTACATGAATACCTTAGATGCCGTATTGCGCACCGCAAAAAAGTCTGACTGGAAACGGAACATGAGTGCTATAATCTTTGGCATTGTTTTGGAGTTAGAGCACGTTTACGGATCAATCCGCGAGCGCGAGTCAGTTTATTATCGAGACGCATTGATGCAAGTCACGCTTGTATTCAATGAGCAGTAGTATTGAAAACCATCTAGCGGTCTAAGAAACGCTTCGACGTTTACCTGCCCGCCCTTTCTCTTAACCGAGGAAGTGGCGGGCTTTCTTTTTGCAAAGGAGATCCTCCAATGGCGGGCACGGCAGACAATTTCAGCACGGTTGACGTAGGGATCGGGCCTGGGAAGTTTTACATCGATCTCGGTGGCGGCACTGACGCATGGGACGGCGCGGCGGGCGTAAGATTAATCCTCGATGCGGATGGCTCACCTGACTCAGCCCAGAATCCCAACGCCCGTCACGTTGGCTGGACTGACGCGGGCTGGCAGTTCCTCGTCAAGCCAACTTTCACTCAGTTCTTTGCCGACGAGTCACCTGATCCAATTATCTCGCGCGTGACGGCGCAGGAAGCAGTGATTTCAGGTTCTCTCCTGCAAGTGATGGATATGGATCTGGCCGAAGTGCTGAATCCGACGCTCACCCGTAGCGACGTGATGGGCTCTACAGGCGTGACGATCGGCAACGCAGATCCGCAGTATACCTCCGTGGCGCTTATCTGGCCGTTTGAGGATGATCCGACACGATTCGGCGTGGTGCATCTTTACAAGGCGTTCAACGACGCGGGACTCGCAGGCAATATCACGAGCAAGGAAATCAGCAAGTCGCCCGTAGCGTTTCGCGGGCTTGCGGTATCAACTCGTGCGGCTGCTGATCGTGTCGGACGGTACTTTACCCAGAACGCAGGAGCACAGTCGTAATGAACAATCAATGGTCTAAGCGACAAGTAACAACCTTCACCTGCGACTCTGGTAATCAGGTTGTCCTGCGCCGTCCAGGGCCTAGTCTCTCGCTCAAGGCCGGGAGATTTGTCCGCGTGCTCAACAAGGTAGGCGCAAAGGATAAAGCCACGGCAGATGCCCAATTGGACGCAATTCAAAAACTGTCCGATCATGAACTGGAAGAGTTGACCGAGTTTGCTCGCGTGGTTATCGCGGACGTAATCGTTAGTCCGGTGGTAGCGCTTAATCCAAAGGAAGGCCAATACCATCCTGACGATCTTCCTGTGCGAGACTTTTGGCAGATCTTCATGTGGTTCGCGCAGGGCAGCCCAACAATGCCCATCAAGCTGAAGGAAGGGGAGACGACCGTGGAAGCGGTCAGTAACTTTCCTGAAGGATCGGGATCAAGTATTGACGTTGATAACGACAGCGCGGCTGTGTCTTAGAAGTCCGGCAGAGGAACTGGGGATTGAGGACGAGTCGATAGCGCAGGCGTTCAACATTGAGTGCGGGATTATCTGGGATAACTTTGAGCGGGAGCGCGAGAGTGAAAGATTAACCGCGTACCTAGCAGCACTGGCTACAGGCTCAATGCCCAAGCGAATCAAGATCGAAACTGAGAAGTTTAATGAGCAGAGTTTCTAATGGCCCATCGGCTAATCATCGAGCACCGTGAGTCAGGCTCGGTGTTGATTTGCAACCGCTGTCAGAAACCCTTTCTTGAAATCTCAGACGGCAAAGTCAGGTTTCAAAACAAGCATGGCAGTCAGATTCATAAGAACGAGCTAACGATCGATCACCTGCGAGTGATTGCATTTGAGATGTATCGGCAATCCCGTCCTCCGACTGAGGGGTGGACATTTTAGTAGCGGCTTCCAGCAGGCCCGATTCCTAACCGAGTTGGGCCTTTTACTTTATGTCAGCTTCTGAAACATCGCTGTTACTTCGTATCCGCGGAGACGCTGCTGGCGGTAAAGCTGCGGTAGCTGAGACTCGCGCGGCGGTAGCGCAACTTCGTCAATCCTTCGGTCCCGAACTCACGCAAACCGTCTCAGGTACGAACAAAGTATTCAGTGAGCTAGGCGACAATCTCAACGTCTTTGTCAGTCAGCGTCTTCCCTTGGTTGGCGGGTCCTTCCTGCGCGTTACTGAAAATATCAGCGGGCTAGGTAAGGAGACCGCCAAGCAGGAAGCGGCGCTCAAGAAAGTAGCCGATTCAATCACCGGACTCTCATCTACTACAGGTAAATCTGTCCCGCAACTAACCACCTTCCTAACTACCTTCGCGAAGATCGAGGGACAGGCTAACCGTGACGCTGCCGCGGTGAAGTTCTTCGGTGCCGAGCTACTGGCAAACAACGCGAAGATCATCCCTTC